GTAATCTCATTAATTCTTTTTTGCACTTGTTTAGATACTGTACCAAGTTCTGTATCATCAATTCTTTCTGTTCCTGCAATAGTTCTAAGTCCATCAGGTGCTAAGAATATTACATCACCACCAAGTTCCTGTATGCTTCTACCATCTGTACATCCTATGTTTCTTGTAATAGGAGTTACTGCAAAATTGGAAGATGATGTTCCTGTTAGTTTAAATATTTTATCTCTACCAAATATAATTAAACTATTACGGAAAGTTCTAAGTCCTACAATTTCTGTATCAACTTTAATAGTTCCTCCACCATTACCTGATTGAAAATCATTAGTTTGGTTTGGTCCCATAAAACTAACCTCTTGTATATTACTAGAGTGTCCTGCAAAAAATATATGATTCTTAAATATTTCTACAAACTTAAAGTTAGATGTTCCTGTTGCATTAACTACTGTAGTGCTAAAAGATGTATTTAATATTTGTGGATTAGATGTCCCTGTAGTAATTACAATCTTATCTGTACCATCAAAGTTAAATAGTCTATGTTCGTAATTTTGTGTAGGTGTTCCTAAACTAGTTATTGTAGATGTCCAACTACCAGAACCTGAACTTGCTCTGTGTATACTACCACCTCTACCTGCTAATACTACATCATTAAAAATAGCAGTAAATACAACTCTCTCTGTAGATGCAGAAACTTGTGGACAAATATTAGTATTATATTTAGTTGTTCCTAATACTTTTTTATATCCACCTTCTATATCGGGTTCAAAGTTTCTAAGCTGTAAAGCTTCTCCGGGGGACATAGAAAACACATCTTTGTTTAATATTAATCCTCCACCTAAACTAACAACTGAAGGTTGTACCTCTGCCATTCTATGTAAATGTTAAAACTGATGTATTGCTCGTTGTTCTAGATGTTGTATTTAAATTTACCCTAGTATCTTTCATATACTCTTGTCTATTTAACATTTCTATTCTAATTCTTTCTACTCCTCTTTCATATTCTGCATTTGCAATATTTGCCATAGGAACATCATTTCTTAATTTATATAAATAATATTTTGCTCTATTGACAACTACATCTGCATAAATATCAGGTAAGTCTAAAGTATCTGTAGCTGCAGATAAATCTGTATGTGTTTTAAAATATTCATACTCTACTGTAAAAATATCTTCATCAGGTATAGGTGATACTCCGAAACTTAAATGGTCTTGTGTTCTATATACAAATATAGGTTTACCATATTGTGATTCTGTGTTTCTTTCATCACTAGTATATCTACCTTGAATATAAGCATCATAACTTATATATTTTAAATTTATTGGAATCTCATCTGCAGATACTCTAATAAAATCTACTTGCATATTAGTTACTGTTGTAGGATTATTTATTGTAACAAATGTTGTTTGTGAGGTAGCAACAAATGATGTAGCTAATACAGCACCATTACCAAAATTTTCTACAGTTAATGTTTCATTTAAATTTTGTGTGCCTTCTGCTACAGTTCCTACTTGAATCTTAAATGCCTGTCCTGTACCTACAGTATCAAATGCTCTGATTGTTAATCTGTATTTTGTATTTACTACAGTAGATATAGATTGAGTCACTGTTGCATCATTAAGTTGTAATCTACCATTCCCTGTAGATACATATGTTGGAGTACCATCTACGGTTGTCCAGTTACTTATATCAGATGTAAACTCACCATTAGTAATTAATTCTGTGGGTTTAATTCTAAATGTATCAAAGTCTGCTTTTCTAAATGCAGTAGGAAAAGTATACTCTTGTTGTCCTGAATTTAAAACTTGTGTGCCGTTTGTATGCAACCAAGGCCATTCTATTTCAGATAAATATAATTCATTAACTGCTTTATTAATAAAATTTTTAGCAGATGTTTGTATACCTCTGCTTGAAGTAAAGTTAGAACTTGTTAGTTCTACTTCATTCAATTCATTTAAAGCTAAGTTAGTTAATGTTAAATAAGTTTTTGTTCCCATATTCCACTCATAGTATATTCTTTTAATTCAGCTACTTCCTTTGGAGTCATACATGTTACCGCACTACTACGAACTGTATCAACAGGAAATTGCCCCTCTATTGATTGTTTTAAAAAATCTTGTTTTGTATTTATAAAAACTTCACATGTTTTATATTCTGTGAAATCTATAAATTGATATGTATAAATTTTTGGAGATATCTCTCCATTAAAAAATATTATTAAAGTTATTAAAAATTTCATATATTATTTTATAAAAGAGAGGGGTATAAACCCCTCTCTATGTATCTACATAATATTATGCAAATGATACTTTTTGTGCTTCTGAATCGCCTTCGCCATCGAAATCAGCAAGTACACAGAATACTCTGACTTTTGCGTCAATAGCACCTGTTGCTACTACTAAATCGATAGTGTCAGCAGCAGCGTATACACCATAACCGATAGATGTAGTTCCCATTTGGCTGTCACCTGCTCTCGCTCTGGTTACTTCCATACCTGCAGTTGCTGTTGAAGCTGCAACGTATCTATCTACGTCTGCTCCATCACCAAGAGATAATGTTCCAGAGTTACCTGCACCGTCAGCAGTTAGGACATCTAGACCTGCATACAAACATAAAGTGTTTGCAGGAACTTCAATTACCTGTACAACATCACCTGCTGCGTTAGTAAATTTAGAAAAGTCTACAACTTGTGTGACCATTCTTACAGGCTTACCGATTGGTAGACTAGCGGCTGTAGACGCATTATCTGTTACTGTTAAAGTTGCCATTTAATGATTACCTCCTATTAGTCTATTAAAATGTGTGAAAGAACTAAAGCATTGTCTCTTAATACTTTTCTTCCAAACACATGTAAACCTCTAACTACATCTGAGAAAGATTCAGGATGTCTAATTACCTCAATCTTTGCAATGTGATTAGCTGTTGCTGTAGATGACATATGTCCACCTAATACTTTAAAGAAGTTCGATGTTGAACTTGCTGCAAAGTTATTTGTCATATATACATCCATGTTCATGATTTTACCGCTAAGTACTTTACCATTTCTTAATGGTGCAGCGTTACCAGTTGTATCACTCATTAGTTTGCTGTTAGCTTGACCTAATTGCTCTACAAATTCAGGACCTGCTAAGAACCATCTGTTCTCTTCAGGAACATCAGCCGCATTAAGCAGTCTGTTGTGTTTTGAAATTGTGTCAACTGGGTCAATTTCGGAATCACCGAAACCTACATCTTGGTCTTGACCAGAGCCTGAATCAGCACCTAACACATGGTCTGGTGATGAAGAGCTTGGTCCTGCTACCATAGCTGCAATTACGTTTTGGTCGTAGGCGTTCTTTAGTGCATAAGCACCAGAAGAAGTAGCAACACTTTCAAAATTGACGTGTGAGTGTCTTTCCTCAATGTCATCAACTTTAAATGAAAATGCGTTTGCTTGGTCTACGACAAGTTGGATTTGGTCATCAACGATATCTTGTGTGTCAACGACTGCTCCTCTTGAGTACGCACTTACAGAAATAGTAGGTTCTTTGATGATGTTTACGGTATCTCCAAAGTTCTCGATTTCACCTGCGTAGTCAGTATTTGTAATAGCTTCTACGACAGATGCTGTACGGAAGAACTTTTGGACTTTTTGGGAATAGATAATTGGACTAAAATTCCCGTTAGGTAAGTTATTATTACCTGATACTTTAGAAAAAGCCATCTTTTTCTCCTCCTATTTATTGTTATTAAAATTGATATGAGTTAGTTTTTTATTGAATACGACCTTCTCTATGAGCCTTGTCGATTTGCTCTTCATACCTAGAATATTCATCAGGCTTCATTTTTTGTATTTCAGACCATTTCCATACTTTCTTTTCGGTTGGTGTTTCTGTTGCTTTAGTTTTAGAAACTGCTTTTGCTGCTTCTTTTTTTGCATCATACTCTACTTTCTTTGTAGAAAGTCCTCTGTCATACTTGTACAAATCTATTGCACGAGCTGCAGATTTAGGATTGTCTGAGTTATCATAAAGCCAAGATTGTATTGTAGAATCCTGTACAGATGCCCAGTCATGGAAATCAGAACTTTCTCTAATTTCCTTAAAGTCTGGATGTTTCTTTGCAAGTTCTACTTCTGCTCTATCTCTAGCTAATGCAGTTTGTTGTTTTTTAACTTGTAACAACTCTTCTTGCATATCTTGTTTAGCTTTCATAGTAGCTTCTGTTGTCATTTGCATTACAGAATCATACATGTCAGGATAGTCTCTTCGCCATTCTTCTAATTCTTCTTTAGATTTAAAAGTCGGTTTAGTGGCCATCGCTTCTTTTTCTTTACTAAGTTTTAAGAGTTCATCTTTATGCTTTGAGATTGTCTCATCATAATGCCTTTTTAAGTCATCATATCTCTTCTTAAATACGGCATCTTCTACTCCAACAGGGTGTTCCTCTTTAGGTTTCTTCTCGTCAGATTCTTCCTTAGATTCTTCAGTGGCTGTTTTTTCGTCTTCCTTCTCTAACAAACTTCTACTTGGATGTTTGTATGGAGTTGGAGTTGCGATTTCTTCTGTTGCTTCAGAATTTTTTTCTTCTACAACGTCAGATTTCTTTTCGTCTTTTTCCATTTATCCTCCTTTGGGGTGCAGTTGGAATCTGGTCGCCCCTATATGCAGGGCCTCTATTGAGAGGGTGGCTGCGTCATCATCCCCTCTCCTTGTGTAGGAGGAGGGGTTTCACGTTGTGGTGAAACTGGTTGTGCTAATTGTTCTGGTTGTGGAACAGAATTTTCCATAATCATTCCAAATTCAGGCCCAAATACTTTAGACATAAAATCTCTAAATTGTGGAACATTTAATTGAACTAATAGCTGTCCTTCTTCAGGTGTT